AGAGAAGAATTAATAAATTCGATGAGACAATTAAAAGAGTTTGTACATTCTTCTTCTATAAGAAGCAGGCCTACTCTGAGCCATCTTATCAAGCACTTCTCAACCGTTGGCAGAAGCTATGGTTTGCTGAAGGCACAAACGCTGCTGATATCGCTGCGTTAAAGAACGAGATCATCTGGGGTAATGATACCTCTTACTCAACGCAGGCTGCAGTTGCACTACTCAGCTTTTATGAGGAGTTTTCTGATAAGAAAGATACACAGGTCATTCTAGTAGATGAAAAATTCTGTGTACCTCTAGGTAAAGATGTGGCACTAGAAGGGTCTTTTGATCTAATTCTAAGAGAGAAAGATCCAGATGACGTAGACCACTATAAGGTGTATAAATGGATTACTAATAACCTTAAGAAGCCTCTTAGTTTCTGGACATTTGATTTTGCAATGCAGGATTATGCGTTTAGGTATAGAAATTCTAAGAAGCCAGTAAGGGTCTCATATTATCTGTGGGATTTTGGATCTAGTAACCCTGGCAAAAGAGAGATCATAGTAGAGAAAGATGACATATCTGGCTTAGCCTATTGGGCTAATAGTTTAGCTAATACAGAGCTATTCGTTCCACGAAGAGGCCTCACACCATACTGTCGCTCTTGTCCATTCGATAAACCATGCAGTAACTGGCATTTTCCGGAGAGTAAAAAATGAGATTAGGTATTCTTTTAACTGAGGAGGAGTCTCTTAAGGCAGAGATACTTTCAAACTGGTGTGAGTGTACAATTCACGAATTAATAGCTAATGCATTGGACACTATGTTCGATGTAATCCGTTCGGAGGATGACAATGAACAAATCACTTTCTGATATTATTCTTAATTCAGGAGACAACGACGCTAAAAACGAAGACGATCAGCTTGAGCCACTCTCTGATGAGATAGATCTGATTATTGATCCAAAAATAAAGTCATTTGTGAAGTCAGTTCTACTAAGAGCTTCTCCGTTTTGGGCTTCCGCTTCAAGTGTCAATGCTCCGGAGGCTCATCCACCTGACGAGGACAAACCAGGTGGCTTGGTTCTTCATACCAAGAGAGTAGTAAGAGCCGTTCGACTTCTTATGCAGACGTATGATTACTCAACCTCAGATAGAGATAATATGATAGCTGCAGCACTACTTCATGACTGCACTAAAGCGATTTGGGCTAACGACGAAAGAACAGAGATAGTGCATGACATTCTTCATCCCTATACTCTTGATACATTCATTGAATGGTGCATTGGAGAAGACACAATCCATGCCGATTCTAGTCGTTATCACACGTTAGACATTAGCATTGATACGATACAATCTATACTAAGACTGGTCAGATGCTCACATGGGCCATGGAGCCCTATTCCAGAGACCATCCCAGTTACAAGCACAGAGAAGCTACTTCATATAGCTGATCTGTTAGCTTCTAATATTCATAATGTTATTGATGGTCCAGTACCACAGGAGTATAGATGGATTCCGCCGAGCAGTTAGATCTAATACTTAAGAGAAGGTACTGGTTGATCCAGAACTTTGATTGGTTTCTTGACGAAGCGATCTTTCATAGAAACATGAAAGACTATTTCTCTGCAGACAAATTCAAAGTCTGGGACTATGGAGAAGAAGAGGGTAAAGTAAGGCTATATGAGACTACCGAACGATCCGAATAAATTTACATCTCAGTTTAAGTACATTGAAGTAGGTAGATTATTCTTCAATGAGAAAACTCAGAAGCCAGGCTTCACGAGGGAGAAAATAAATGGTCAACCGAATCTTATCACAGTTGAAGAAGCATATGATTATGCTAAGAAACACGATGATACAGCCATTTATTCATCTGTCCTCCAATATAACAGTCAACATTTTGATCAGGCAGCATCTCTTGGGCCACTCTACTTCGACCTGGATTCAGATGACCTTGAGATCTCTCGAAGTGAAGCTATTAGACTGGTCGACTATCTGTTATCCTATATCCCCGAGAGTGCACTTAGAGTATATTTTTCAGGAGGGAAAGGTTTCCATGTTGAATGTGAACCTATCGCCCTTGGAATCAGCACGACTGATGACCTTATTGGAATATTCAGATTTATTGCTAGAACAATTACAGATGAGCTTGCCCTCACAACCGTGGATTTCAATGTCTATGATCTCCGTAGAATGTGGAGACTCCCTCACACTAGACATCAACGATCAGGGCTATTTAAAGTCGAATGCCTGCCAGTGCTTAGAGGCTCATCAAGTATTGATGCCGTTCTTGACTACGCAAGAGAACCTAGGTATATAGATATACCTGAACAGGCCTTTGACTATAAGGCTAACCAGTGGTACAGAGAATTCACGTACAAAATGGAGCAGTTAAAGATAGTCAAACAAAGCCCTTGGGATCTTATGGCTAGATTCCTAGAGGAAGGCACTGGGCATATCAAGTCATTTAAGGATGTCGAGAAGGTATTCGATAAGTTCACGCTACTCAAGAAGTGTCCAGCCGTAAGAGACCTAGAGCAAAAGGCTAACACCGCTCATCATCTAGAGCATTACGAGAGATTATTCTTGTGCTCTATCCTTACTTATTCTCCAGATGCAGTGCGATTCCTTCATGAGATTCTGTCACAGTGTTCCGATTATCACTATGAGTTGTCGAATGCTCACGTAGAAGATTGGATCAAGCGCAGGGAATACGGGATAGGTGGAAGACCTTTCACGTGTGAAAAAGCAAAACAAGTTGGTATAATGTGTAATGGATGTACCGATATGGAGCCACGACGTAAGGTGGTTCAGCTTGAAAGCGGGAAGTACATAGAGACAGGAGAGCTCAGCTCTCCCAGTCCAGTTCGTTTCGCATATCGAACAATCAAGGAGTAAACATGGCAGAGGAAAATCCAGAAGTAGTCGTATGCACCGACTGCGGATCAAATGGGCCACCAAAAGATAATGACTTCATGCTATGGCAGACTGGCCAGGGGCTTTGTAAGTTGTGTGGTGGTTCAACTAGACTAATTAGACAATCTCAACTTGAGGCTCTTCTCAGGAGCCGTCGTAATGGAAAGGTAATACCCTAAGGAAGATTATGGAACTTACATTAAATGAATACCAGGACATGGCTAGCACAACTGCCACCTACAGGCAGAATCCAAGCTCTTTAGTTGTCTATCCCGCACTTGGTCTCGGTGAGGCTGGAGAGGTACAGGGAAAGATTAAGAAACTCATTAGAGATGGAGATGGAGTGGAGAGCGTTACTCCTGAGCAGGCTAAGGCCATCGCTTATGAGATTGGAGACGTACTCTGGTACTGTGCCGCTCTGGCTGGTGATCTAGGTTTCGAGTTAGGTGATATTGCTCAGGCTAATCTTGACAAGTTGTTTGATCGTCAAGAGCGTGGGGTTATTGGGGGTTCTGGAGATAACCGATGACAACTTATCACAAATTATCACAAATTATCGCCAATGCGCTTCTTGATGTATTGAGGCTTACAGTAGATTCTACAGATGAGCAAGCTAAACTCTTATTTGACGTATTAAAATCATATAATTTTAACAATGCAAAATGTGGATTCGAATGGGCAGAGTGTTGCGCCCTAGAAGTAAATACTGTAACCGGGAAATATATGTGGGGAGATCCAGAAAAGCTTAGAATAGCCTTCAGTAAAGCATGGGAACTTTATTCTAATTTTAGGTGTAGCATTGATGAATGAAGATATAAAAAAACATATTATTTACTGCTGCTACATAAACCCTGATGGTACTTCATGTGGTAAGAATCATGATCTTTTTGAGATATGGAATACAACACCTGGCGCAGATCCATATGATTATACTCATTCATGTGAAGACCATATACCATATATGTTAGGATCGCTAAACAAAGTTACTGCAACTCAGTGGGAGATGCACTTCATGACAGAGACTTCTGACTTGAAGATTGACACTTGGGAAGACGTTTACGGAAGGAAGTCGTGACCAAAACTTATGTTAATTTCCATGCCCACAGTCATGGATCGCTATTAGATGGGGCATCTAGACCAAGTGAATATGCTCAAAGAGCAATTGATCTCCAGATGCCTGCTATTACCTTCACTGATCACGGGAATATCCATACACTTCTTGATGCGTATGATGCTGCTAAGTCTTTAGGTTTGAACTTCTTCCCCGGAGAAGAGTTCTATCAAGCCCGCAAGACTCGATTTGATGTCGATCCAGAGGAAAGAGCCGGTCCTGCTACAGAAGAGTGGCAGCAGAGAGGCCCATATCATATGGGTGTAGTAGCCTACAATAATGCTGGCTATCATAATCTCATCAAACTATCCTCTAGAGCCTTTCTTGAGGGATACTTCGTTAAGCCTAGGATAGATCACGAACTACTGGCTGAACATTCAGACGGTTTAGTTCTATTCTCAGGCTGTCTCTCTGGAGAGATCCAACAGGCTTTATTGAGAGATGACTTTGCTTTCGCTTTGAAGACCGCCGCAAAGATGCAAGAGATAGTTGGTAAAGAAAACTATTTCATAGAGCTTCAGAACCATGGTATTCCAGAAGAGCTAAAGAACCATGCGTCTCTCATCGAGATAGCCAACAAGATAGGCGCTCCTATAGTTCCTACTTGCGATTCTCACTACACTCATGAAGATGATCACAACCATCATGATTTAATGCTCTGTATAAATACGGGGTCTAGGGTCAATACGGAGGGAAGATTTAAGTTCTCGGGAAACCATTTCTATCTAAAGTCTTATGACCAGATGGCTTCACTCTTCCCTGAAGAGTATCTAAAGAACACTCTTCTTATTGCTGAGAAATATGATTTGAATCTAACCTTTAATGAATATCACTTCCCTAACTATGATGTTCCGGTAGGCAAAACAGTTGAGCAGTACTTCGATGAGATGGTGTTCTTAGGAGCACAGATGAGGTACGGTCCAGACTGGAAGGCCAACAAGGAAGTAGTAGATCGTCTCGAATATGAGATGGGCGTCATTAAACAAATGGGATTCCCGAACTACTTCTTAGTTGTAGCAGACATAGTTAACTGGTGCAAGAAGAATGGAATTATGATGGGAGCGGGCAGAGGTAGTGCTGCTGGTTCTCTTGTTTCTTTCTGCTTAAAGATCACAGAGGTAGACCCTCTCATTTATGATCTACCATTCGAAAGATTCCTGGTTCCTGGTAGAAAGACAATGCCTGATATCGATATCGATATTGATGATCGATTTAGAGAAGATGCCATTGCTTACACTCGTGAGAGATACGGATACGACCATACTTGTCAGATCGTTACCTTTGGTGAAATGGGAGCGAAGAAAGCAGTACGAGACATTGCTCGCGTTCTGAACTACCCATTTGAATTAGGCGACAAGATCTCAAAAGCAATGCCACCAGCAGTCTTCGGTGTATCTAAAGATCTAGATGAATGCCTAAGCACTAAAGAGTTTAGAGATCTATATGAGACTGACACTGATGTCAAGACCATTGTGGACTCAGCTAAGAAGCTCGAAGGTCTATGGCGTGATGTTGGTATCCATGCGGCTGGACTTGTTATTGCTGACAAGCCTATTATTGAATACATCCCCGTTATGCAGAAGGGCGAAGGCAAGCCCATCGTTTCTCAATGGGATATGCATAGGGTAGAACAGTGTGGCCTGCTAAAGATCGACTTCCTTGGACTTAGGAACCTATCGATTATCTCTATGTGTCTAGACATGATTAAAGATACAAAGGGTGTTGAGATAAAAGAGCCATATAGGCTCTTAGAAGAAGAAGATCCAGCAGTCTATGCAGCGTTGGGTAGAGGAGAGAATATAGGTGTATTCCAGGTTGAATCAGAAGGGATTCGTGAGCTACTAATAGGCATGAAACCTTCTAGTCTGGAAGATATCAGCGCTATCCTCTCCCTGTATCGCCCTGGTCCAATGGGATCAAATGTACATAACGAATATATAGAGCGCAAGCATGGAAGAAAACCAATTACCGCAGTCCATCCAGTCTTAAAGGAGCTATTAAAAGATACCTATGGACTGCTGCTTTATCAGGAGCAACTACTAAAGATAGCCACTGATGTAGCTGGCTTTAGTATTGGTGAAGCGGACGACTTACGTAAGGCTGTCGGCAAGAAGATCAAAGAGAAGATGCAGGGCCTTAAGTCTGACTTCATAGATGGGTGTGAGAAGAAACAGATTGTAACTAGGCAACAGGCAGAGAAGTTATTTGCCGAGATCGAACACCACGCATCCTACTCATTCAGTAAAAACCATGCTGTTAGTTATGGTTTTACGACCTATCTGACATCCTATTTAAGAACCCACTACCCAACTGAGTACATGGCTGCTGCGCTCTCAACGGTACAGGACAAGAAGGAACGACTTCGCCTTTACCTAAACGAATGTAGACGACTAGGCATTTCAGTGCTGCCTCCATCAGTTAATTATTCAGAGTTCCTATTCAAGGTGAAGTCTGATACTGAAATTGTTTATGGATTCAGCGCTATTAAGGGTGTAGGTGAAGTGATTGCTAATCAGATGGTTGCAACAAGAACGTCTGAGTATGTATCTCTATTCGATTTCTTAAGGTCAGTAGACAACTCTATTCTGAACAAGAAAGTCTTGGAGCATTTTGCGGCTGCTGGATGCTTTGATGACCTGCTGTTACTAACAGATATAGATTGTGATGATCTTACCAGGTCACAGAGAATGGAGATCCTCTATGGGGAATCAGAAGAGTTAGGCGTTTTCCTGTCAGATCATCCTTTTGCAGAGGTTAGTGATCTAGTTTTGGACAAGGCAACTCATACTATCAGTCAAGTAAACGAGAACATAACCGGCCAAATGGTAAAGGTCGGTGGTGTTGTGGTCAATGTTGACAAGATAATCACAAAAGCCGGTAAGAAGATGTATAAGGTCTACCTCGAAGATATGGAAGGTAGCATAACTGTAACCATCTTCCCCACTGCCGCCCTCAAGTTACCAGATCCTCCCTTCGAGAAGGGAGATATAGCTATCATAACCGGCAAGATTGAAAGGGGTAGTGAAGATGAGAATTCAACTATCACCTTAGTCTTCTTTGACTTTGAAAAGATAAGCACTCAGCACTTAGTTGGGGGTCGTCCTATCTTTTTAAAGACAGATAAACCTGTCAGTTATAAACGAATCAAACAGATGAGTGATATAATATCTAATACAAATGGTAACTCTCCAGTATTCCTAGAATATGCGGAGGACGGAAGACAGATAACCCTGAGATTCAAAGAGTTAACTTCAAAATCAACTGAAGAATCTCTACGATTTTTACTAGAGGTAAGTACATGACAGAGAATGTTAACCCATCAGAAAAGTGGTGCTGGGAGACCTGTGGCTCATGCTATAGGTGTGCAAACAAGGGGCGCTATAGCAAGTGTGGCACGTGTAGTGGTCGCCATGACCCCTTCCTAAGAGTAGACGAGCATCCCGATGACTTCTGTGACTGTAAGAATGGTGTTCTCAGATGGAGAGCACAGAACGGTCAGGTATTAGTGAGACGATATGATCGCAATCCTTATGAGGCCAAGATTATTGTCGAAAGAAAGACAGAAGATGAAAGAGATTGGGAAGCTTATGTCCAGGATATGAGAGAGAAATTCGATAATCCAAATTGGGATCCAGTTGATGTATATGACTATGATCAGAAGAAAGTTTTTTCTGATAACTTTAAAACATTAGACCCTAAAGACTATCAGTAAAGGCGTAAACAATGCAGGCAAAATATTTGGGTGGATGGGAAGAGCATTCTGATCTTGGATCCTCTATGTATGAGGTTCCTAATGGTGGAGTAACCTTCTGGTTCAAGGTTGGGACTTGTGTTTTTGAAGTTCCATACGATCAACTAGACCAGCTCTCCTCATTAATCGAAAGCGCAAAGTCAAAGGCTTCTGAGTACTATACAAAAACAGGTGATTTCACCGAGGAGGTTAACTCATGAATGACGAGATTTTTTCTAATGATGATGACTGGATTGAGTTAGGAGATTCCGATCTCGTTCCCATCAAAGATGGATGGCTATACAACAAGGACACAAAGGAGACCATTGATCCAGATGGTCGTGTCTATGCTGACGATGGACAGGTTGTATTTGATCCTGAGGAGTTTGACGACGCCGAAAGATACTTCTTTGATGACGATGACTATGAGTGGTATGGCGATGACGAATGATGCGCCTAAGAAGATTAAAGTAGGACCATTCACCTTTAAGGTAAAACTGGTCACGAAGACTAAGCAATTCAAATCAATACCAAAGGGCTTACATCCCAACGATTTGATGGGAAGATTTAGTCTTCAAGAGGGCACCATATACTTGAAGGATAAGCTTCCCAATAGTGTTAAATCGGAAACCCTCTTTCACGAACTGCTACATGCGGTATGGGAGACTACCGGAGGCACCACAACTGAACTCGAAGAAGAGAAGATCATATCGATGATATCTCCGACTCTCTTAGCCGCCCTAAAAGACAACAAAGAACTGCGTAGGTATTTATTTAATGATTGAACTAGAAAAGGAAATAGATCCTTTCCGTAGCTTATCCCTACAGGACATGAGTTACACAAGAATTAGTACATTTGATGACTGTCAGGCCAAGTACTTCTACTCTTATATCATCAAGAAGCCCCAGGAGTTTGGGCATGCTGCCACGCTAGGCAACATCATACATAAAGCTCTTGAAGAAACGCTAGATCATGGATACAAAATTGACACGCTAGAATTACTAGAACAGTATAAAGCGGCTATTCCTATTTATGATCCAGAGCTACAGATTCCCCACGACATGATCAAGAATGGTGAGATCATGTTAAGAGAGTTTGTAGATGCGAATCCAGGGGAGGTGAACGTTTATGCTAAAGAGCTGCCGTTCTCGTTCGTCCTTGGTCGTGCTCGTATCAATGGTTATATTGATTTCGTGGCCGTACATAATGCATTTGTTCTGGTCAGAGACTATAAATCTGGATCCAGAGAAGTGGCTGCGAAGGCTGTACCAGAGAATCTTCAACTAGGAATCTATAGCCTGTACGCAAAGCATCTGTTTCCAGACAAGGAAATCAGATCCGAGTTGTACTATCTTAAGTCAGGAAGAGTTAAGGGACATCTATTCAGCGATGATGAACTAAGCTCTATCGAATCAAACTTGACTGATAAGATCAATACCATACTTGATACTGTTAACTTCAAAGAAACTAAGAATGAGTTTTCATGTAGATGGTGTTCATATGCTAAGGACGGTACCTGTAATACTGGTAAGTATAGACTAAACCGTCGTAGTAGTTCATATAACGAATACCAATAGATTACCGTTCCTTTTATAAAAAACTTCTTTACAATTCGTTTACATGCTATAATGTATAAACGAGTATAAAGGAGTTACTTGTGAGAGATGACGAAAACGACTTAGGTCATGAGCTTGAGTTCTTTAAATCGAGAGGTCGAGTAAAGAATCCAAGGACGCCTAGGAAGAAGCCAGTACAAACAATCGATCTAGTTAGCGGTACCAAGAAAAAGTATGCCAGGGGCAACGCCTACCAGCATACTAAGACTGGAGCTAGAGAAGATTTAGACGGCATAGTTGCAAGGTCCTCGTGGGAAGCTGATTTCATGAGGATCTTAAAACTATATAAGGTCCCTTTTGAGTTTGAACCTATTCAGTTTGAATTCCCAGTTGATGCAAGAGGACGCAAACACGCGTACCTCCCGGACATCCTGCTAACAAAAACAAATGAGTTCGTAGAGATAAAAGGTTATCTAGATTCCAGAGGTAGAAGCAAGCTAAGAAAATTTAAGAAACATTATCCAGAAGAATTCAAAACAC